CGTCGGTCTCTTCGGTCTCTTCGTCGTCATCCTTCTCGTCTGCTTCTTCCTTAGCTAGAGCAGCAATGACAGAAGGGATCACCGAGGCCTCATCCAGGGCCTTACCAGTCAGGTATGGCCGCATCTTCTCACCAGACGGCGTATCAGTAGCCGCTGTATCGAGAGGTGGGTTGGGGAGGGGTAGAGTGGGGGTGAGTGGGGCGGGCTGTAGATTAGTTAGATCTACGACCCGCCTACCAACAACCGTCAACACCTGGAGGCGGCCGTCAGCGACAGCCTGCTTGAACTCCGCCAGGTGTAGCAACAGGTTGGCCTCTGTGATCTGCAGAGTCCTACTGGGCTTTACGAGGAACTTGCCACCAGCCATCTTCTGTACAGCAGAGTGGTGCTGTGCAGCCTTCATACGCTGTAGTCTGGTGTGCCTGGACTTGGTCATACTGACCAATAGGTATTCTGCCATCACTTCTCTCCTGTATTAGCTAGGTAAACTCAGAGGGCCCCGTCGTACTCGTAGTACACCGCGTAGTCCTTGACACCATCTGGCGCAGCCGCCGGGGTGTAAAGACCAGCAGTGGTTAGGGTACCGGTGGTCACAACCACACCGACAGCAATCTCACGGATAGGAGCAACCAAGCCAGCCCTGCTCTTAGGAACCTCTGATACACCAAGACCAGCTCCAACACCGATGGAGATCGTCGCGGCAGTACCATCGGCAGCGGCATAGACCACACTCGCGATCGTCGAGAACGGCTTGACGCCAGTCGCGATAGTAGCGGTCTGAGCCACCGTGATGGTCTCGGTCTGGGCCTTACCACGGTAGGTACCAGTCACCACGGCGGTGGCCGGTGCATCAGCAGGGGTTACCCCAGCCGTCGTCAGGGTGATGTTGCGGGGGAACGCCGCCAACTTGGCGATACCAGGTGCCAGGAACGTCGAGACCGTCTGAGGTGCCACGGTTGTAGCAGCCGCAGCCGCAAGGTCAGCAGCACCAGCCGCTGCCGCGTTGGTGAACTCCTCAACCCCTATGGCAGCCAAAGGAGCCAAGGTGACCAGTACGTCATTACGAACGTCCGCTATCTCACCAGGTAAACCACCAGCGCCCCTCACGAGATGGGCTAGGCGGGCTTGCTGCGTGCTAAACAATCCAGATCCAGTAGTCATTTGTTTTTTTCTCCGAGTGGAAGGAAATCTTGGTCACTTTAAACTTGAAGGGCGCCGGGCCATCCGGCTCCGACGCCCTTCGAGCAGTCCACTGTACAGAGTACAGTGTTCTTGTTCTCTCAGATCAGAACTGGCTGACCTGCGGGAACTTGAGGCCCTGGTCAACACGGTTGTTCACCGCGCCGAGCTGGTCCTCATCCGTTGGGATGAAGTTGGCGAGCAGCGAGTCAGCATTCGTCGTCGGGTTCGCGTCACCAGAGTAGAGCTCTAGCTTACGAACAGACGCGATGTTGATGATGCCCATACCAATGTCTTCCCAGGCCTGGAAGGTGATCGTGTTCGCGATCTTGTCGATGTAGAACTTCGTGTTGTTAAGCACGTAGAACTTACCGAAGAACTCCGGACGCGTGAACACGTACACGTTGCCGCGACGGAGGATGTCCGTCTTGATCGTACGGATGTACGGACGACCGAGCAGCGTGTTGTACTTGTAGCCGTCAACTGCAGTCTCGGACTGCATGCGATCACCGAAGTCCTCAAGGGTCCACTGAAGGATGTCGTCCCAGTCGACCTCCGTCATGAGGATGCGCTCGGCACGGAGACGGTTCCCGTCAAGAAGCTTGAACAGGTTGACCACATCCGGGCGCTGGATCGGACGGACAGTGGCGTCATCGACGCCAGCCGTACGAGCTAGCTCACCCTTGATGATCGAGAACTCGACCACGGAAGCCGCATTGATGTTCGTCCAGTTGAGCGCCGTAGACACGCCACCGTTGGCCTCTGTCTGTAGCGCCTGGCAGGCCGCCTCAATGTGGATGAGGAACTCACGGTCCTCAATCTCCTGGATATCCTTTACCGAGTTCTCCTCGATAATCTTGGTGATGGGCATCTCGTAGGCGAGAAGCTCCTGCTCTGTCTTCTGGAAGATCTCAGAGCTGATCGTGTAGAACGCGATCTCGGCCTTCGCCCCGCGAATGAACCGTGCCGTGGGCTGTCCACGGAACGTGATCGACATCGCTCGGCTCTTCGGCTCAACATCGACGATCTTCACTAGCGTGTCGTGATTAACCGACCGCTGGCAATCCGCCCGTGTGACCTGCTCAGGCGGAAGGATCTTCCGCGCAAAGCTAACCTCACGAAGACGGTCTCGAATGTACGAGCCACCATACTCCGCGATCTTTTCCTTACCCTCAGCCGATGAAAGCTTCTGGGTAAAGAGCTCATTCAGCATACGTGCCGGGACGCTCATTTGTTCTTCTCCTAATCCTTGTCAGAGCTCGGGATTAGACCCGGCTACCGTTGATGAACCGAAGCTTGCCACCGTTGCTGGCGGGTAGCCGAGAAACGAAGCCTACAACGGGGTTAGTATCCGCAGCTCCACCATGGCCAACTAGCCCGGTGAACTTACGGGCGCCAATCACAATGGTCGCAACCTTGAGTGGCTGCATAACCGTAGTAATAGGAGCTCCTCCGCCAATTGTCACCGAGGCATCAAAGATACGAGTATCGAACTCGTAATCTCCACGCCAGAGGATCATCGTCTTACGCTGTGACATCGCCTGCACATCGTAACGACCACGCTCCATGAAAACCGGGAAGGTCTTGATGAGCGCCGGGTCACCAGTGGCCGTGACATCGCTGCCACGCACTAGCTTATAGGCGCTGTTGATGGTTGCCCACTCACCATCCACTAGCGCCACTGAGTTCAGTGGGTCAGCTAGGGTCGGATCGTTAAGTGGGAAGTCCCTACGCTGAACCGGTAGTATGTCACTGACCGGTTCAAAATTGATTCGCTGCACGGTGCTCATGAATATCCTCCTGAATCCTTGGTCAGCCTACGTCCCCGACTAGGAACCTTTCGAAGTCGGTATGTCCGGCTCCTTGGGTCACCGAGTCGTGGTGAACACTTGCGGTCTTAAATCCCATGTTGGGACCGACCATCTCAACCGCTTGTTTGATTACTTCGAATTTGCCCCGCTCTGCCTCTTTCTCAAGATGGTCAGCTAGCGAAGCAAAATCTGTGTCTGTCTCCAGACCCTTGTGGTGCATCATGGCAGCAAGCTTCTCGGCATCAAGACGCCGCTCTAGATGAGCAAGCTTCTCAACAGCAGAGTCACGCTCGGCCGCGACGCTCATCAGGACAACTTGAGTGTCCTGTAGAACCTGAGAGATCTTTTCGTTACTTAGCTTTTCCATGAAGTAGTCCTTAGTATTCTACACTCAGGATGCCTAGGAACCCATAGAGGCAGCATTAACACCAGTAGCTGCCTGTGGTGTAGGACCTCCAAAGGCGGAGTCCTTCTCTTTATTGTTCTTACGCTTGTCGTCTACTTCCGATGCGATCTTAGAGAGTAGTGCACGAGCTGCAGCTACCTTAATAGACGCATCAGAAGTATCAGCGGCAGAGATCTTCACACCAGCCTGTCCCGTATGGGCGAAGGCACGTTCAAGTGTCTTGTCAGTAGCCGACGAAAGAGCCTTCTCGACGAGGACCTTGTTCACGTCAGTCTTGGGATCTGCCTTGGCCTGCCCCTTGGTGTAGTTAATGGCCGACATATTAGAGTCAACCATATTGGTCTGACGATTGACGTCAGAAGGCTGCACAGGGACACCCTGCTCAGCAGAGCTGGCGTCAGGAGGTACTGCTGGACCAGCACTGATGGTAGCCGGAGCTTCATCCTCACCAGCTAGCTTGCGAAGAAGAGCGACAGGAGCTGCCGCCACCTTTGGCTGAGCCATACCCACCTTTGGCTGAGCCATACCAGCAGCCTCGTAAACATGTGCTGGTGGGGCAGGTATCGGCGACTTCGGTAGAGCCATTCCATGGAAGGGATCTCTGCCAGCTGCGCTATGACCTGGAGCCCACTGAGCTCCTGTGGGCTTAACTAGAGCCGAGCTCACACCACCGGCACGTCCAGCAAATGTAGGAGCGCCAGGCAGTCCAGCAGCAAGCTTCTTCAGACGCTCTACCAGCGATTGGTCAGCAGCTTCTGATAGCTTGGCCTTCTCATTGTGCCACGGGTCAACAGGCTGCTCGCCATGTTGCATGTGCACGTTGGTCTCCATCGCTGTACCTGGATCTTGCTTCTGCCCAGGTAGCTTCTTTGTACCGGGGTTAACCGGCAGCTGAGTCTTAGCTTGACCCTGCTCACCAGCATCCACGTTCCTCATGCTGGACGTAGCCTGCATGACATGTAGAGCGCCCGGACCTTCACCTGGCTTCTGCTGATGGCCAGTAGCAGCTTCCTTCTTGCTGTCCTCTGCTAGCTTCTCAGCAATGTAGCCGATAGCATCGGAAAGCTTCTCGATGTAGTCAGTAGAAAAGTGCGTAGTGGAAGCCATCTTCTCAGCTACTGGGGCTTCGTCATCACCCTGGTTGTACAGCTGACGGGCAGCCTCATTGGTGATGTCCACCTTGTTGATGGTGCCCTCCATGGCTGCCTTCAGCATGTCTTGGAGAGTAGGACGCTCGATCATAGTGTGCATGAAATCCTCACTGGCTGTCTTGGGTAAGAACTCCAAGCCTCCTGGTGACATGCTCTTCTGCCCTGATGCCCCTGCGTCGGGGATAGGCGGAGATCCTGTGTTCACTCTGGAGTAGGAAGTTCGGGGGGAAAGACCTGCTGGTCCCTTGAGTCCTGGAGCTGGCTTGTTTGCTATGTGCGTAAGAGGTACTGATGCATCCTCCGCCGACCCTGCATTCGGATCGGGAAGTGCTATCGAGTTGGAGTCCGATAGCTTGAACATCAGTACCTCTTAGCATCCACTTAGTTCCAAGTGACCGGGTAACCAGCCGCCTCAAGAAGCTCTAGCGAGCGAATCTCAGTGGCCGTCTCTACGTTGGGGGCAGACGCGACCTTGACACCGTCGTTGTTCGCCAGACCAAGAGTCAGCACTGCACTGATCCGGTCTGCCGCTTCCTCACTGCTGTACCCAATAGACGCCGCCTTCTCTACAGCCTTGTATGCCGAGAGCTGGTCGATGGCAGAAGCCTTCTTGAAGGGGAAGCCACCCTTGTCGTCGGCGTCCTTGTCGTCGGCGTCCTTGTCGTCCTTCTTCTCTTCCTTGTCGTCTCCGGCTGTCTTAGCCGCAGAGCCGATCTTCTGGAGCTCATCCACATAGCTACGGGCCATGTGACGACCAAGCTCTTCCGCCTCAGCAAACTTGGCCAGCGAAGCCTGCTTCTCAGCGTGCTCCTGCTCGGCAGCCTCAATCGTCGGGTCAACCGTGGGCTCTACTGCTGCCTCAGCGGTCTTCTCACCGAACGTCTCCTGCCAGAGACTGCTGATATCCGCATCAGTCATCTGGTTAAGATTGATGCCGTTCTCCTGGGCGAGCTTAACAAATAGCTCAGCTGCCGCCGCCTTCTCCATATCTTCGTTACCGTGCAATGTGCTCATGGAATTTAATCCTCCGGGGATGTTACGTACGATGGTTCCACGTGCTCACTGAGAGGGGAACCTCTCTACACGCCGGCGTTAGCCTGATTGTTGATTGTTTTACCACTTCTGCTGTTGTATGTCCAACACCCCTCTCATTCAAGAAGGCTTGTTGTAGATACTCAATAGACAGTGGGGTAAAGGTATCTTCTACCGTAGCATTAGCCAGCTTGTGCAACTCTACCTCAGCAACCATTGCTGCTTTAGGTATGAGCTCCTGAGAATGTGCGGCCAAGTCCATTAGTTCTCTACGGTAACCGTTATAGGCAGAACTAATCTTACGTAGTATCTCCGCACTATGGGAAGAAGGGGGATCTTTAATTTCTGCTGGAGAACTAAAAGCCTCCATCGCCCGCTTCTCTACATGCTCCCCAAGTGCAGACCTAGAAGCCATCAATGGCAGCAGTAAACGAGCCAATGCTGGCATGAAGTCCTTAGGGGACATCCCTATTGGGTGCTCTTCATCGCAGGGGCTAAAGACCTTGTTGTCCTTGTCTAACTGGTCTGCCATGGGGCGCTGAGAAATACTGATAAGAGTGATCCTCTGAAACTCTCTCGGCTTCAGAACCATCCCTAGGCCGGAAGCTGTAGCTAGAGACCTCTCTAATGGCACCTTAGCCATAGCCTCTAGAACCTCATCAGGAAGGTCCTTCTCTTTACCGGAGATGATAGGCACCGCCTTACCAGCGAACTGGCTAGGTACGATGTCCTTCTTCATCTCTCCTTTTTTGCTCTTGGCGCTCTTACCAAGCAGAGCCATCTTCAAGATCTCATCGTCTACTGAAGCTACCTTCTCAGTACCGCCGACAAGCTCTATGTAACCTAGCTCATCAGCTAGCTGAGAAGATGTCTTCATCTTCCCACCATGGATGAACATCATCACCTTGGCAGTCTTGTCTGCCCCGATGAATACAAAGCTGATGTCGAAGAACCTGGGGTAGTCATTGTCTACCCAGACCTTGCGCCCATCGGGCAAGATCTTGTTCATCTGCTTTAACGCGTGCTGACAGTAGTCAACGCGTGTCTTCGATACCCCACGAATACCGACGCCGTCATGAGCCTTCAGCCGCT